GTTCGCACAAAATCTGCTGCGTCATTAACAGTGGATATTCTGGTAATCAAATCTTTAATCTCGCAGGAACCGCCATGCTTCATAAGGAAACGATTTCGTTTTTTAACAGCGACTTTGTGATTATTTGCCATTTCTTCCTGAGTCATGTTACAAATAAGCTGCATTAACCTGCGCTTTACTTTTCGCTCGCCATCTTCAAATGTAAAATAAACAACAGACTTGCCTAATTGTAAAGCGTGCTTAGCAATATTACACAATACCGTTGTTTTACCGCCGCCTATCACCGTGATGACAACAGCCAAGTCACCTAATTCCGGCCCTCCTTCCAACTGATCGTTAAGCCACCTCCAAGGTGTAGGAATGACTTGCTTCCTCTCATACTCCGTGTCCGTATCTAGCGTAGTGTGAGAGAACATCAGATCACTCCCGACCTTGGAAGCTCGTTGGATTTCATCTGCTAATTCTTCGGGGTCTTTTATGCCTAGATTTAAAATATCTTCTATAGATGACCATCTCGCCCAGTTCACAATCCTGTCCTGAACATATATTATATTCTCACACGGTTGAGCAGTCTCTATCAATTCTATCGCATCAGCCTTATCCCTGAAATGGCTTCTGCGAATCATATCCGGTAACGTTCCGTTTAATGGATGTTCGTCATATTTATCATAATATTCTTTAACGGTTCTTACCAGAAATTTGTGTGTTTCATTTATAAAAGCATCCGGACTTATTATAGACTTAAATTTAACCATAAATTCTGGATTCTTCAAAACAGCCTGTATGACTATTTTCTCGAAATCCGGGCCAAATTCGCTATCGCTATATCCAACGAGTGTGTCGCCCATAGTTCGTTCATTCTTATATAATCATTAAATTCGGAGAAGATACCACTATCAACTGCGCTAAATTCTCCCAAGGATTAATAAGCACCGGCCTATCGAGGTTATCGAGGTTAGGGTGCCACAATGTTAAAAACAATGTCCCATCAAATCCGCTATCAATTACCTCATCGACTATAAATAACTTTTTCGCAAGAAATAAAGTGTGATGAGCCTTTATAAAACCGCAACAACCTTTCGGCAATATAACTTTAATACCTGTTGACAATCTGACACTCTCAAAAGGTGGTAACGTCACTGTTTCATCAGACGCATTGTAAAGATTATAACCAGCATCACCAGGCACCGTTTTTATAAAAGGCAGATTCTTTTGTAAAAGTTCTGTCTCATATTTTATAATTATCTTTTCCATTTACGCTCCGAGGCAAGCAGACGGAAGTAACTCCATTATACACTTCCGCCCGCTCTACCAGCCAATGTAACTCCATTTACATCATATCTTTGCAATCCTGAAAATCGTCACACGTCCGGCAATCTTCAGCAGCTTCATCAAAACAATCACTCTGTCCAAAACAGTTAGGTCTTGTTTTTTCAAAAGGGCAGACCCGCGTAGGTCAGGTCCTCCAATTCTACGTCATATTGGTCGCCTTCACCATCTTCGATAACAACCTTAGTACCCTTAATTTTCTTAACGGTACAAATAGATTTCTCATCGAGATAATTAACTTCGCAACCGACTACGATTGTTTCGTCCTGCTCTACGGGTTCTTCTTCAGGTTCCGCGTCTTCTGGTGCATCTTCCGGCTTATCAGTAACGAGCTTTAACTGATCTATCGTTGCGTCATAGATATTTTCCTCGCTATCTTCGATCTCTATCTCGTCACCATTGATACTGGTGACATGATAAATAACTTCTTCATCTTCGTAGAGAACCTCAGAACCAACATCGATAGTAGCCTCTTTCTTAGATTTCGAGGAACTCTTTTTGGAAGTTTTCTTAGGAGTTTTATCTGTCTCTTTTTTTGCAGAGGACTTTTTCTTCTTGTCAGAGCCGTTAAGTGGCTCCAATTCGGAATCATCAAACAACTCCGAAATATCGTAACCTAATTCCGAGCATTGGGCCTCAAGTCCTGGGTCTACAAAACTCTCTACAGGGTCAGAGACCTGCGCCATCAGTTCCTTCGATACAGGCCATGGGTCCCGCTTGGGCTTACAAGTGTATGTTGTGTCCAGACCAGAACCTTCCTTCTTGCAATTAAAAGGCAAGCCGGGCTTCTGCTCAAGAATATCAACATACTCATCGTCCGTAACATAATCAGCTATTTGCTCGTAAGCGGTAACCGGAAGCAGCCAAATCTTATTTGAGGGCTGCTTTTCATTGATGTCAATACCATTGACCGCATACTTCCTCTTGGTGTCGTAGACTCTATCGCCGCCTTCACCCTTGCTCTGTTCATTTACTTTGCAATAAGCACAAGGCCGACCGAAAGTTTCCTCGCGACAGACACTCTCGGCTTTTCCACCGGACGAGCCTGCCTTCCTATGCTCGGCCAACACCCTTGCGAAAGCGATGTCGCCATCAGCATCTTCGAATTCAGTAATTCTCAAAGCTGTGGTCGAATCTTTCGGCAGATAACGGAACGCACCCGATCTCTGCTTACTCTCGGCCATTTGCCGTTTAACTTTGTCCCTATTTACTGCCATAACAATTTTCCTTTCAATAATCTATTCGATAAATCGTATTATTCGATACCGCCGGAATCTACCATTTCCACAAGCTCTCTCACCGTAGAAAGAACTTCTTGAATACACGCCTGTTTAGCACCTTCAAAATCTCCGCCCGGTACAACCTTACCCTGACCTACTTCAATTCGTACAGATTCGTAATTACCCACATTGATAGTTTTACCTATCGCAATGAATACCCTGTTTCCATCCTGTCCGTCTGAGAACTTTGAATAGTCGCCCTCTTGTACAACAGGCTTGTCCGCTTTCTTTTTCTTTGCTGTTTTCTTCGGCATTTTATTTGCCCCTTTCTGCTTAAAATTGGTTTAAAATGTTTCTCTATTACTATAACGTTTGAGCATCAGAGTTAGTAACACAAATTATCGCATCTGTTACATAATCGTCTCCAACAAGGCTAATTATTTTAATACCCGCCGTATTTGACCTAGAAACTCGCATCTCATTTACAGGGAATCGTACTACTTGCCCGCTGGCGGTCAGAACCAGTACATCATGTTCTAAGTTAGTAACTTCACGTAAGATAACAGCGGCTCCATTTTTTCTCGTTCCGGTAAATAGTGTTGCGATACTTCGGGTTCCTATACCGCATCGATGTCTCACCTGATACTCATTATCGGTTAAAAGACCGTAACCTGTTTGCGTCACTACAAGTAAATACATTCATTGCCCTTTCATCTAATCGATTTTATTATTGTTACAATAACCCACGCAATACTAAATATTGCAATCGAACCCGAAACGGATTCCGGCCAATTCATTTCCAATAATACCATCATTTTAATTTTATCCCTTCTAAATATTTTTTAATGGTGTCGGCGTGGCACCTTTTTGGTGAACACCAACAGAATAATCTTACCCTGCCGTAATGCTTGTAAATGTTAACGATATTAAACAAATCTCTATAAATACCCACATGAAATCGTTTAGGTGTTTTCTCCCGTTGAAGTTGAATTATCCTGTCGAATCTTTCCTGGTATTTATCACAAACTTCATCTCGTTCTTCTTCGGATTGCATAGGATAAGGGTTACCTAAATCACTTGACCTGTCAACGATTACATCCCACCTTTCAACAGGCTTACACTTGTGAAGGTTCATTATCTGTATCTTGGGTTTCTTTTTAGGCGGCATTAATAATCTCCTTCTAATAACCCCTGTTTAATTTTTTCGCCTATACCCTCCCAAATTGCATCAAAAGAAGATTTAAAAATGGACGGTTCAATAACTTCACGATAATGTAAACCATCCCCTCTGTCTTGAAATACTTCTATCTGTGTGTGAATACCGCTTAACCCTTTGATAGACGATCGATTTATTGTTGCTATAATTTTCATTATAATACTCCTATTCTTTTTCACTATAATTTTGAAACCCATCTCTTACACACTTACCGTCTGGTGCATCACAAGCATATAATCTTTCACCACCTTGAAAAGGCTCACTAATTTCTAAAAATTTACACTCATCACATCTATTTTTAATGTAACCCCAGTACTTTCCCAGTTGAATTATTTCACCCATTATTCCACGCCCTCATTTCATCCTTAAACAATCGCCATCTGTATTATAAGGGTCAAATGCAAACTCGCAGTCTTCGTTCCCTTCACAATCAATGCAAGTAAGAGAGTCAACATCAATACCACGCTTGTTATAATATTCAATTATAAATTCTGGTATATCTTCTCTAGTTTTCATAATACTATATCCTCCAAATCTTTATAATTAAATCCGATTGAAATATCGATAGCCATAGGTA